GGTGAAAATCCGGAAGACGTGAAGGTTACGCCGAACCTTGAATTCTTCGATAAGCCACTCGACTCGCAGATGCTAACCGCGCTCGTCGCTGGCTGGCAGCAAGGAGCATATTCTTATTCGACGATGTTCGATCGTCTCAAGCGCGGCAACGTCGTGCCGATGGATCGAACCGAAGACGAAGAAAAAGACCTCATGGCCGACGATCCGCCACCCGAGCAGGTGGTCAAGGTTCCACAGGACATGCAGGTTTAAGACCGACGCCGCCCGGTAGCGCGGCTCACATCATGAGGATCTCATGGGTTTGAAATCTTTCTACGAAGCTGAGGACGAGATTCCGGAGGCTTTGCGCGACCACTATACCGAAGAAGGTGGGAAGTTCGTTCTCGTTATCGAGAATTTCGAGGCGCATCCCAAGGTCCGCGGCGTGGTAACTGCCAATAACGAGAACAAGCGCAAGCGCGATGCCTTGCAGACGAAGCTGACTGAAGCGGAGGCGAAAATCGCCGCTCTTCCGGAAGACTTCGACGCCGAAAAGTGGGTCGAATTGAACGCAAATGCGAACAAGGACGATCCGGCAAAGCGCGACGAGCAGCTTCAGTCCATGAAGCAGGTTTACGAGGGCAAGATCGCCAACCTGCAGCGTAAGTATGACACGGACCTCGCGGCGAAGGACGCGGAGTTGCAGGAACGCGACGGCTATATTGACCGCTCGCTGATCGATGTCGGTCTGAAGGACTCGCTCCTGAACGTCGGCGTCAACCCGGACCTGATCGACGGCGCGCTCGCCAGTCTGCGGGGTTCGGTCAAGGTGCAGCGTGCGGACGATGGCAGCCGCAAGGCGATCGTGGAAACGGATCTCGGCGAAGTCGCCGTAACCGATTTCGTGAAGGAATGGGCGCAGACCAAGGGTAAGGCGTATCTCGCGCCGCTCAAGGGTGACTCGCCAAGCGGAAGCGATACGCAGCGCCGCGGTGTCAAGTTGCCGGCCGGAGATTTCGGCGGTGACAAGAACGCCCGCGCGAAAGCTATCGCTTCGAAATTCCCGGAATTGGCAGCGGGCTAAGGCCCTCTGCTACTTCGGCACTGCCTGCTGCGGCCTCGATGGGGAGCAGCGTCACATCCCGGCGTGATGCGCCACTCCCTATCCCTTTGAGACAAACCCATAGGAGTTATCATGTCTCTGTCACAGATGGCCGTATTCAACAAATACATCATGCCGGCGACGATCGAAACGCTGGCGCAGAAGGTCGAGCAGTTCAATGCTGCGTCGGCAGGCTCGATTCGTCTTACGACCGAAGGCTTCGAGGGCGACTTTCTTCAGGAGTCGTTCTATGCGGCCATTCACTCGGCACAGCGCCGTGTAGACCGCTACGCCGCGCAGACATCGGCCGCCCCAACCGACCTGACGCAGCTTAAGCACTCGACGGTAAAGGTAGCAGGCGGCTTTGGCCCCGTGCGATTCGAGCCGTCGCAGATGACTTGGCTCAACAAGCCGACTGCCGAGGGCGTGGAAGTTGCCTCGCGTAACTTCGCCGAAGCGCTCCTCAAGGACCAGCTCAACACGTCGGTTTCCGCTCTTGTGGCTGCCATCGGCAACCAGGGCGTGGCCACCACGGTCGACGTTTCCGCCACCAAGAAGGCGGACTACGTTGCGGTCAACGACAGCCATGCACTGTTCGGCGACTCAAGCTCGAACCTGGTCGCGCAGGTGATGGATGGTGTCAGCTTCCACACCTTTATCGGCCAGAACCTGGTCAACAGCGCGACACTGTTCCAGGCCGGCAATGTCCGCGTCGTGGACGTGCTCGGTCGGGTGATCGTGGTCACTGACGCCCCAGCGCTCTACACCGCCGCAGTCACCTCTCCGTCGACCCCTGCAAAGCGTCGCATTCTGTCGCTCGCCGCTGGCGCCGCGACCGTGCACGATAGCCGGGACATCATTTCGAATATCGAGACCAGCAACGGTCAGACTCGCATCGAGACGACCTTGCAGATCGACTACACCTTCGGCCTTGGCCTCAAGGGCTACACATGGGACGAAGCGTCGGGTGGTAAGTCGCCGCTCGATAGCGAGATCGCGACAGGTTCCAATTGGGACAAGATCGCGACTGACATCAAGAACACTGCCGGCGTGATGGTTATCGGCCAGGCGTAAGCCGTGATCGGGGCGGGTTAACTCCCGCCCCCTTTTCTATTTCGAGGAATGTATGTCGAAAGATCGTAAAGTCATCTACGAACCGCATCCGGTGTCGCCCGAGCGCAAGGCGGAATTGCTGAAGCAGGGTTACAAGATCATTGATGCTCGTTTCGCTCCCGCCGATGCGAAGCCCGCGCCAGCGCCTGCCGTAGCCGAACCCGCACCGCTCGCCCCTCCGCCTGCGGCATCTGCACCTGCGCCTGCGGCATCTGCACCTGCTGCCGCCAAGCAGACGCTTACCCTTCCGAAGAAGTCATA